TAAATATTATCACCGAAACCAGCATCTCTTTTTGTTAGACAGTGAAATTATCCATCTATCGAAATTCTCTCCTAGCGAAACCTATGGGTGGAGTCCGATTCTTACTATCTTTGAGAAAGCCTTAACGTTGATTGGTATGGATAAGAATCTGTATAGATATTTCTTTGAACGGAAAATGCCAGCTAGTATGATGATGGTGTTTACTGATGACCCTGAATCGCTGCGTAGAGAAAGACAGCAGATTGCAGCACAAACTAGGCTTGACCCTAACTATATTCCAATGATAGCCGTATCCTCCCGTAATAACCGTGGAAGAGTGGACATGGTACGTTTGTTCCATACACTAAATGAAATGGATTATTTGCCCGTTAGAAGTGAAATACGGGAACGGATAGCGGCTATGTGGGGGGTAACTCCTGCGTGGCAGGGTGCCCCTGAAGCCTTCGGTGGCCTCTCTACCCAAACTCAGCAATTAGTGGTCATGAGTAGGGTGGTTGAGGGTGACCAGAGGTTGTTCCATGAAAAGGTGTTGCCTCAAATCTTAGAAGCTTTTGGGATTACAGATTGGGGGCTGAAATTACCCAATCCTGAGGAAAAGGCTGAAGCAACTCGCATTAGCTTCTCCCAACAGAAAGCCCAAATCGCTAATCAGTTCATTGCTTTAGGGTTTGAAGTACGCTTAAAGGATGATGGAGTCCCTGTAGAAGATGCTGAATTCATGATATTTGGTAAAGCCGTTAATATGATGGAAAAACAGGGTGAACAGATGGATATGGCAATAGACCAACAAAAACAGCAAATGGAGATGATGGAACAGCAACAAGAACAGCAAACACAGATGATGGAAGCACAAGCTGGACAACAGCCAGGACAGGCTCCTGCGCCCCCTGAGGGCGTGAATCCTGCCCCTGGAAGGATTGATGCGGCTCCTGGTGGGGGAGAGGGGGCTGGTGCTGCTCCTGTGCCTCCTATGCCCATGCAGAACATGGCTTTCGCTCCCTTGAAAGGTGGTCAAAACAAGGATTATACATACAATGGCAGGGGAGATGGCCCGGTAGTTGATGTGGATAAGTTGGGGGAAGCAAGAAAATCTGATGATGACCCTACTAAAGAGGTAGATGTTAATAAAGCCCCTAAAAATTGGGTTGAGGGGCTTATGTCTAAAGGATACTCTACTCCTTTAATTAAAGAGGTATCTAATAATGGTAAGAAAATGTGGTTTAGTCAAGATGGGATAGATTATGTTGCAGACCTACATCCTACAGGGGTTAGACATGTTCAGAAAGCTTCCTTTGGAATGGGGCCGGTATTTAAAACTAAAGTCGGGGAGCATATTAGTTTTAATCCCACAGGCAATGAAGATAGAGAACATGAACTCTATGACGAGGACGAAGATAAGAATGCCAATAACTAAAAGAAATGGCGAATATTATTGGGGCAGTAAAGGCCCATTTGATTCTCGCAAAAAAGCTGCGGAAGTAGCTCAAGCTGCCCATGCCTCTGGATATGAAGGTAGTGTTGAAATTGAAAAAATACTCCCTGCTTTAGCAGCCCTTGGTGGAGCCGCTGCTGGAGCCGTTGGTGCGGCTGCTTCAGCTGCTGGCCCCATTGCTGGGGCTATAGGACGAACAGCGATGCGGTCTTTGGCTGGTGCTAAACTTGGTGCCGGTGGCGGTGGTGGGGATGAAGACGAGTCAGGGGGTCTAGATGCACAAGATGCCCATGCCCAAACAGAATGGGAAAATATACATAATAGTAAATCCATTCAAAAGCTAATGAGTTTTGTTAAAGCTCCTGTAGCAGGGGATGATGAATCCAAATGGGAAGACCCTAGGAATACTCCTGAGAACTTCCCAGGAAAACCTGGGGAAACATCATGGGGGAATTTTGAACCGTCTACATTTAAAAATCCTCCTGATGTAGTACATCCATCTTCTATGAATATTGCTCCTTATGGTGGTAGAACAACCTCTGATACCCATGGTGTAAGCTGGAGAGAGAAAGAGGCAAGAAGGGAACAGAGGGCTGAAGAAGCATCTCAGACAGACCCATCTCCATCTGCGAGAGAAAGGGGTAGGAGACTAAGTGATATGCTTAGAGAACGTAGAGAACAAGAAGCTGATGTAAAGGGGATGCCAGAATATACTGGGGATGAGCCAGAGCCAGATTTTCAAGGCCCACCCGCATTTCCTCCTTCTAAATATGAAGAAAGACCTAAAGGATTTCATGATGCTATTAGGGAATCAGAGATGGAAAGACAGAGTAAGCTTACAAAGCCTTGGCGAGTAAATTGGCAAAACTCTGTTCAAAAGTTAATGGGTTTTGTTCAGATACAAAAGCTTGGGTATCAAGAAGATGAACCTATTAAGGGTATGAAGGGTGATGAATTAGGGGGCATTCGGCGGTCTAGAATCGGTGTCCAAGGGGCACGGTATGCAGGACAGAGAGAGAATGTTATGGATGCCCGTCCTGGTAAGGGCATGAGTGCTGGACTTCCTGGGTATGGAACAAAGGAATGGGATAGACTCAAGCAGCTTTGGGATAAGACAGGAGATTTGAGGGGTCTGGCTGGTCAATTAGGCATGAGCAGAACCTTTCCATTAGCTATTGCCCATAAGTATTTATCAGACATACAGGCAGGGGATTATAATGATATTGGTGGTTCAAACGCAGCCTCTACCGCAGCGAATTTAAAGGACTATGCGGAAAGAGTTGACGAATACCCTGACCAAACTAGTATTATAAACCACCTATCGGGGCACCAAGCACTTGCAGATGTGCATAATATGATGCTTTATGGAGAAGATTGGTTTGATAATCCAAATAGCTTGACATATATGCACCCAGACAATATTAAGCCAGGCGAAAAACCATCTACTCTTAAGGAGCATTGGGAAACAACCGGGCGACATCAAATAGTGGGAGAGCGTGGATGGACAACTATGGGAGAGTCCATACAACGCCCATCGGAATGGTTTATGGATAGATTAAACGCTATACAGTCACGGGGAGGGCAATGGCGTATGCCCGTTACTTTGGAAGAATTCCAGCAACAGATGCTTCCTGCCCTCATAGAACCCTGGAAAGGAAAGCATGGAATGGGGATTAGTAATCAAGCTAAAGGAATGATGGATGACCTCCATAGAAGACTACGGATGGAAAGCCCAAATTATGACCCTAACGACATGAGGTACCCCAAATTACAAGACCCCCGGCACCATCTAATGCTTCCTCCTCATGGGCCAGAAAGAAGTACACATAGTACTGAAACAACTCCTCTGCCTGGTGCTGAGGAGGAATCTGATAATGATATGGTTAGACTGGGAACCCACGATAGGGGTGAAAGTTATCCTTTGGAGAGATATAATATTAAAGAAACACCAGAAGGTGAGATTAGACGCACTGGCCTGAGACAGCATAGTGGTGAGGGCCGAGAAGAATTCGATGAGATGTATGGTAACCCGCCTAAATACACGTATGATGCACCGGGAGGGAAAGCCTACCCAAAGCAAGTACGTGGTCTAACCGAGACGGGCGAGACACTCCCTTATGAACTGCGTACAGACTATCCTTCTGCGAAAGAGAGATTAGAGGCACATGGAGGGGGAGAAGGGAATCCGCTGGAAGGTACGGTTCCACCCCCTATCCCAGCAGACCCCCGTAATGCCTTTGAACGTAACCGCCCAGATTTATTCCCTCCCCGCGATAAGGAAAAAGCTGTGGCTAAATTAGAGAAATTTATGCGTAAAGAAGGGGCAGTTGGAGGAGAAGGTGGTGGATTTGACGGCCTCTCCGATACCGTTTTCACTTCTACTAATGCTGGTATATTTACTCCTACCTATGGAGGAAAGGGAACAAAGAAAAAGCACAATAAAAACCATAAACGCCAGGATGCAAAACGGCGTAAGCTAATGGGTAAGGAGAAGAAGAGTGGTGTGGAACGTCTTGTACAGTATCTATATGATGGTTCCCCACATATATCTAAAGCTGGTAAAATGGGCCTTGCCCCAGGACTTGATGAGAGTATGACAGGAAATGCTCCAACAGCCCATGCGGGGCGTAATAGAGTCCATTCGCCTTTTAGACAGTTAGAAAATAGTTCTGACCTCAATCATAAGAAGACAAGTCGTGAAATAGAGGATGCAATAGAGGTTGCTAAAGAGAATGAGCCGCACATTAGCATGGGTCAGCCAGGAGGATTTGAAACTGGTATT